TTCCAGAAGGAGTCTGGGAGTGCCTTTGGGTTATCAGCAGGTAATGTGTAGGCTTCCGAGCTAACATAGTAAAGCTCGTACTCATTCACCATCATCTCATGAAGCTCAGCAACTGCGTCATTGATATAATCAACAACCTCGGCGTCAGTACAAAATTCGGAGTTTTCCTGGTCAGCCCTTCTGCGAGATCGCGTGATAAGCTGTGCTAGAGTCACCTCATTTTTCGCCATTACATGCTCCAAAAATAGAAGGGGGCCGAAGCCCCCATTCCATTAATAGTCCCCATCATCACTGTTTAAGGCTATTTGAACAAAGTCGAGCAAGGCCTCACAGGCGTCCTTTTCTTTGTCTTCTGATGCCTCTATGCCAATGGCGCTGAGGAACTCACTGCAAGCGCCCAGGAGGGCGTCTTTGGACTCCAGTGAGTCGTCCTCCTCTTCACCCTTGGGCTTCTTTCCTTTCTCAAGGATCATAAGAGCTACGCCCTTCTTTTTAGGCATGACGTATCTCCTATGGTGTTACACTTGAGTTCTTCAGGACAAACATAAGTGAGAATGCATCAGCCTCACCAAGGGCGCCGTCAAACGTTAATGCGACAACACCGGTAGTGTTTATTTCTGAATCGTCAGCTGAGGCAAGAGCCCTCCCTCCTCCTGCAACAACCGGAGCGACTGAGAACCCAAGAAGGGCGTTGTATTTATCATCCATTGTCACCGTCAGAACTGCGCCTGAGTATGATGCACTCGCGCCCATCCCGTTAGCCAGTGTCACGGCAGATCCCGCGCCAAGGGTCGCCTTACATGCGAAGATGATAACACCCTGCTGTATCGCATTAACGCTTTTAAATGACCTATTAGCCATGATTCACCTCCTTAAAGTGCAACACGAACGTTCCAACCAGGTGCGTTACATGCCATGTTCCCGTAAAAACCAATCCGAACCTCATAGGCATCTTCCGACGCCTGGCGAAGAACTCGGTTTCCGTCTAGGTCCAAGATATGTGGGGCACCACCAAGAGAGTTCAGTGTCCAAGTATCCATTTGGAGCATATAAGCAACATCTGATGGGCAGTTGTGGTCTGGGAGAATTCGAATCTCCGCATTAGGCCCCTGGACAGACAATGCATTAAATCCAATATCGACATCTCTGGCCTTCGCAGTAGTGTACCTAACGCGAGATCCCAGAGACTTCTCTAGGTTGATGTAAGATTCAAAGTTCAGGAAGCATGTATCAGGACGGCCACCTGCTTTCGCCGCCTTACCAGCAGCAGACAGAAGTGCTTCCTCGATAGGGGAATCTGAGCCATCATACTCAATTCCAGCAAGTCTTTGCCTGTCTGTTGTCCTAACCACTCCGAATAGGTCTGCCGGTGTTCCGGCTGGGAGCCACCCATCAAGTCCAGATAATGCCTTTGGAGAGGCGCCAGGCCCAGTACCAGTCTCAGTACCATTCCTGATAATGAAGTCGCCATCAGCCACGGTACTAGCGCTAACAGTCAATGTCCCTAAATTGCGATCTACACCAAGGACATCTAGAGTTTTAACGTCAGTGGCCCCAACGGCGTCTGTTGAAAAGATAAGCTTCATGCCGACTTCGAAGCGAGTGATATCATCTACATTCGCCAGAGTCACTGTTGCCCCGACCGCTGATCCCACTGTCGCCATTACCCCATTGCTAGATCCAAACATCTGGATCGCAAGGTCACGGGAAAGGGCTTGGATTGCTCCATCAATCTGGAGCGTGAGGTACCGAATGAATGCATTAGCATTTCCTTCGGTTGCCTTAATGGCCTCTCCACTAATGGCTGCAACAGAGTAGTTCTTAACCCGTGTAACAACGAATTGCTCAAGGCTTGCTGAGGTTGTGCCACTCTGAGCATCAGAAAATGTGGCAGAAACGTTTTGTGGATTTCCGTAAATGAGAGGAATCGGCATGTTTAACCCGCCGAACTTCTCATACTTCTGAATCAATGCGTAAAAAGGATTGCTCTTATAAGTAAGATCTTTAATCCTGAAGTCTTTATAGTGCTGCTTAACAGCCTTTGAGGTATCACTAATCGATAGAGGTGTCGCCATTTCCTTCTCCTTGGTCGCGAATTGCTAGACGGAAGGAGGCACCGCGCCACCTACTCGCCAAAAAACTTATAGCTACGGGCAAGATGCTCTAAGTGTTCGTCTCTAGACATAGGTTTAGAGTGAACTTCACCATCCGTGGTTGGACCACCAGCCGCAACTGAGTTCGATAATGTTTTCGGCCTTGTATCTGGCTGCCGAGTAGCTTCGCTTTCCGCTTCGTTCCCAAAGGAATCTCTATACTTTTTGGCTATTTTCTTGCTGCCAAAATAACTGCGGGCTTCTTCCTCAAGGTGATCCTCGACTAGTTGCGCCGCCTGTTTATATTCCATCACTTGTGAAGTGGAGTTGTAATGCTCCTGCATCACCTCCGCTATTAACCCATGCGCTTCTCTCGAATGCACAAGTTCGAAGTCTTCACTATTAGTCTCAACGAAATTACGTATTTCGTCAACAAAATTATTGTACGCGGTTTCCTGGCTCGAAACAACCTCTTGTTCCTCACGTTTACTTAACTTCGACTCAAGCTGGTCAATTCGAGTTAGAAGCTTATCAATACTGGAATCTCGCTTGTAATCATCGGGCTTCTTACTTCCTGTAAGGATGTCTTCAGACAACTTCTGGTAATCTAAGTCCAATCGAGACAATAGCTCTCTAGGATTCTCGGCGGCAATCCTTCGAAGCTCCTCAAGCTCTTTAGCAGCATCATTAGGTTTTCCTTGCTGAGATCGAAGCTCCGTCAATTCCTGTTGGAGCTTCTTGTACTCATCCTGCTGGACCCTAACTCCCTTTTCACGCTTAGCCAGTTGAGCAAATCTTCGGGTGAAATCCCGAGTCGTCTGCTCCGGCTCTTTTGCAGGGGTCTCCTCAACTGATTCAGGCTCTTTCTCAGGGGTCCCTTCAGACATCGCCTCCTCAGCCACCGCAATTGCGGTATCTGTCGCCGGATCGACTCCCTCTGCTTCAACCCTCTCCGCCATTAACCCATTCACATAATCAATTGTCTCTTGAATGTTGTCTTCAGCCATTTGCATCCTGTCTCCTTACTGTAAATCTTGAGGCGGAAGTGCCTCTGGTTCCGAAGGCATTGCTGCCTCAATCTCAGGGGGCAAAGCGCCCCCTGCTTCAGGAGGTAATTCTCCTCCTGCTTCGGGTGGTAGTGGAGACTCAGCCCCCTCTGGGGGCGAGGGAGGCTGAGCCGCCTGCGCCATGGAAGCCATGAGCGCCATACAATCCTCAATATAACGGCGTAAAAGAGCCATGCGTTCTTCAGGTACATTGTTTATCTTTGAGCGCAAATAAGCCTGTTGCACCCGCTTCACCGATAAAGCCAAATTGCTATACGGTTCCGGTTGAACGTATTTCCCTTTGTCCACCATGTTTTCAATAAGCATATCAATTTCATCTTGATCTGCCGTCATGTATTGAGTGACCGATTCGATGTCTGGATAGTCGAGGAGCTTCAAAATAGTGCCGGGGTCTTGGATAATCCCACTCTGCGCAAGCTCGATGACCTTCTGAAGCTTACCAGCAGGCGTCTGAGGCAATAACGACACCGGCCAGATCTTCATAACGTATTGATCTTCGCGGAGATTGATATCTTTCCATTTAATCTGCTCGATATACTTATCCCCACTGCTAACAACCTCATAATTATCGCCGCGCTCAGAAATCCTCCGAGCCAGGTCAATCATCTGCCTAGATGCCTCCAAAAACATGTTCTCGTAGTTTTGAGCCACAATCATGAAGCGCTCTGTCTCAATATCGGAAAATTCTCGAAGTGCTACTGCTGATTCGATGCCCGCAGGCTTTTTCGACATCGCAGCAAGCTCACTTACCCCCGATATTTGATAGGCACGGTTAAAAAGTCGGTCTAAGTGAGAAAAAACCTCTCCAGAGACTGTTTTTGGCACGTAGAAGACTGGAGGCTCTCCAATATAATCAACGATGCCCCATTCTTCGTTGTTAATCTGGTGGTCAGCTATTTGTGAACCAGTCTGAAGAAAAACCTTCGGCTTCGCCAAATGCATCTGTTGCTGAATGTTCTGAAGGAGAGTGTTGATCTCCAACTGAATCCCCATAAGCTGTTCAGCAAGTCCCTGACCCCAGAATCCGAGCAGACGATCAGACCAACGCAGAAAAACGAAAGGAAAATAATTGTGCTCATATTTCTCATCCAAGAGCGTTAGATTTTCCAAGCAGATTACGTGGCGACCATCCGGGGCACCCTCAATACTAGGAAGGTGCCAAGCCTCGACTACCTGAACCATCTCGTTAACATTAGAACCCGAATTGTATTCATCAGTCTCAAAAGTAGCCGCCTCTTTGATCTGCTCTGCATACTCTGGATAAGTGTATGTCAGAACGTCACGAGGGACCGCCTTGACCTGGAAAATACTTCGCGGGTTCTTATACTTGGCTTCCTCGATCGACACCATAATCTCTTCGGGGAAAACTCTCTCACATAAAATATCCGAGTTGTGTTCGTACACTTTCAGGACGCCAGTCCCAAAAACGCACGAGTCCATGAAGACCTCTGGAGCGACTTCGTAAAGCTTGGTCCGGTAAAATTGCCCATCGCAGAACTTCTCTAGGAGCTTACCCTTCCTCTGCTGAGAAAAGTCACCACCGGAAGTGAGGAAAGCACACCGGGGACGATTCTTCGCAATCTTCGCCTGGACCGTATCACACATAGACTTAATAACGTTAAACGTGACCGGTCTATGAGAACCAGCCCCTTGGGGTCTCGACACACCAACCAAGTTCAGCGACGGAATATTCTCGTCGTTGTAAGACCTATAGTGCTGGAGGTTAAGGCTTGTGATGTAACTGTAATCGCGTTGCATCGCATTCAGGATGTCGAAAACAAAGTTATGCGAATCCTTGTCTTTCGCCTGCCACCAAAAAATTCGTTCTTTCATTTTTATTGCCTCTAATGGTAATTCGTTTCAGCTAAGACACTTGCTGTTTTACACGCCTCTGGCTGACTATCACCAGCTAAGCCTTTTTCGATCTGCCCAATATATTTCTGCTCTATCATTTCCCAATACTCTGGAGTTCCATACTTCGGGCTTACCGTTGGAGCCTTATAGGTGAAGTGGCGGCATTCCCGCCAAGCATAGAGCGCGGCATCTGAAAGGTGGTTCTCGAATCTGCCATCTTCCTTCAGCCTACTTTCGTCCCACTGCAAAACATCCCACTCCTCAAGGACAGGACAATTGGCCGGGACCATTACTCGGTTGGAGAAGAGATCATCATTCATCAACTCGATAAACGTTGCCTTCTTACTTTTCTCAGCAGCCTGAACAGGGACGCCAAAACGCTGCCTTATCTCTTCAACGATAGAACGGCCCAACCCACCAGTATCTGCCACGATCGAAACAAAGTTGAAGTGCTCATTCAGTTCAACAATCCTATGGGCGA